GTTGCTCGTAACACCATGATGGGTCTTGCTCGTTTCACTGAGCAGGCTTTCGTTGGTGAGCAAGGTGGTAACAACACCATCCGCAATGGTCAGATCGGTGATGTATACGGTGTTAAAGTGTTTGTTAGCAGCAACGCTGACACTGCTTATGCTTCTTCTGGTACAGCTCCTCGTGCTTGCTTGATGTTCCACAAGGATGCAATGGTCCTTGCAGAGCAAATGGCTGTTCGCTCACAGGCTCAGTACAAGCAAGAGTATCTTGCTACGCTGTACACTGCTGACACGCTGTACGGTGTTGCAGAGCTGCGTAACGATGCTGGTATTGCTCTGATTATTCCTAGCTAATTAGAAGCACTTTAGAGAGGCTGCTTCGGCAGCTTCTCTTTTATATAGAGGTCACAATGGTTACTTTTAGATGTATATGGTCAAACAACTTACTTAATGTAGAGTATGACTTTGATATTGCTGAGATGAGAAAACATCCTGATTACGAAGAAGTAAAAGAACAAGAAGAAAAGAAAACTGAAAAGGTCCAAAAGGGTAAGAACACCAAAGAGGATTGATTAGTATGTCTAACTACACTAAAAGTACCAACTTTGCTGCCAAAGACTCGCTACCTAGTGGTAATGCTGGTAAAGTTATTAAAGGCACTGAGATCAACACTGAGTTTGATAATATTGCCACAGCGATCTCAACTAAAGCAGATCTAAACTCGCCTACGCTTGTTACACCTAACTTAGGCACACCCTCTGCTGCTGTTTTAACAAATGCTACTGGATTACCGCTAACATCAGGTGTTACAGGTACACTACCAGTTGCTAATGGCGGTACAGGAGCAACAACCTTTAGCTCTGGTGCTTTGCTAAAAGGTGCTGGTACGTCAGCAATTACTACAGCTACTGTTGGTACTGACTACGCCCCTGCTACAACAGGGACTTCAGCACAACTACTAGCAAACAATGGCTCTGGTGGTTTTAGTAACGTCACGGTTGGTACTAATCTTACATTATCTGGTGGTACTTTAAACGCTAGCGGTGTTAGTGTTGGCGGCTCTAACACGCAAGTTCAGTACAACAATGCTGGTGCATTTGCGGGGTCTGCGAACTTTGTGTTTGATGGAACCCGTGTGGGTATTGGAGCATCAACGCCAAGCACATTTTCGTTTAACAATTTAGTAGTCGCAAGCGGGTCTGCAAATGCTGGGATGGCAATTTACGGTACCGGCCAAACTACTTTGGCTTTTGCCTCAGGTACGTCAGGTAGTACATCTTATCAAGGGTATATTCAGTATACGGCTGGCGGCACGGACTCAATGACGTTTGCAACTGCGGCAACCGAGCGGATGCGGATCACCTCCGGTGGAAACCTGTTGGTTGGGACTACAACAAACAACGCATCCGGAGGCGTAATTCAAGTTTCTAACGGCATTACCTTCCCCGCTACGCAATCAGCGTCTAGCGATGCGAATACCTTGGATGATTATGAGGAGGGTACTTGGACGCCGACTGTAACAAATATGACGACGACAGGTAGCCCAACTTACGGCGGAAAATACATAAAAATTGGTCAGCAAGTCACAATTTGGTTTTATTCAACTAATTCGTCTGCGACATATGCTTCAACAGCAAACAGCACAAATGTAACGGGGTTGCCTTTTGCGTGTGCGATTCCTGGAGGGGCTGCTACGTTAACAGTTGGAGTTGCAATCAACGGAAACACAACAGCGGGAGGTTTCATTCAAGGACCAGCTAATTCTGGTACGCAGTTTTATTTCAATACTTCAATTGCAGCTACACAAGGTATTAACGCCTCACTTACATATTGGACAACTTAACCACATTGGACTAGGTTAATCAAAGGAACCCAAAATGTCTCTCACCAAACAAACGGTCATTGACCAAATAACAGTCACCGAGAACGGCATCATCCTCTACCGCGAAGCAACCAAGATCGTTGAGGATGGCGTTGAACTCACAAAGACTTATCACCGATCAAGCCTGACACCAGGACAAGACCTCACAGACCAGCCTGAGAAGGTAGTCGCCATTGCTCAAGCAGCGTGGACACCAGAGGTAATTGCAGCATATCAGGAACAGCAAGCAGCCTAACTATGAATCATGGAAGCTATAGAACTTCTTGGGAAGTTGTGGTATCTAGGTGCAGCTATTGTCGCTATAGCAGCCTATGCAGTAACTGTAAAGGTTAGAGTCGATTACCTTGAAAAAGGTTACGACAAACAAATATCAGAACTCTGGAAACACGTTAACGATCTTAAGAAGGAAGGATGATGGCTCTCCAAATAGACGAACAAGTAAAGCACGTAGGAGACGCTATCTCTATTGTTACAGTGGTTGGTACTTTAGCTAATTTATTACCTGCTTTAGCAGCAATACTTACCATCGTATGGACTGCGATTAGAATATGGGAAACAGATACAATTCAACGTATGTTTGGAAATAAGGGGAATACAAATGCCGATGATCGGGAATAAGAAGTTTCCTTACACTGCTAAAGGAAAGAAAGAAGCAGAAGAATACGCATCAAAGAAAGCTAAGAAGATGCACGAAAAGAAAGAATCAAAGGCAATGAAGGCAAAGGAACGTAAGAAGGGTATGCCGACATGAAGAAGAAACCCGCCAAAGTAGGTAAAGTCATGAGTGAGTACAAAGAAGGTACACTCCATAGCGGTAAAGGCGGTCCTGTGGTTAAGTCTCGTAAGCAAGCAGTTGCTATTGCTTTGTCTGAAGCTGGTATGTCTAAGCCAAAGAAAAAGAAATGAAAAAGGATTCTAGGCTGGAAAGAGCAGGAGTGTCTGGATATAATCGCCCTAAAAAAACCCCAACACATCCTACTAAATCTCACATTGTTGTAGCAAAGGACGGTGATCAAGTTAAGACGATTCGGTTCGGTCAACAAGGTGTTTCAGGTTCTCCAGAAGGTTCTGCTAGAAATAAATCATTCAAGGCTCGCCACGCTAAGAACATTGCTAAAGGTAAGATGTCTGCGGCCTTCTGGGCTGATCGTACTAAATGGTAGAATTATGTTAGTACAGAAACAATTAAGGTGAAACGGTAATGGCTACATTCTTAGACTGCATCAATGGTGTTCTACGCCGTATACGAGAGACAGAGGCTATCACGCCAACTGATACAGCCTATGTTAAGTTAATTGGTGATTTTGTTAATGAAGCTAAGAGAGAAGTTGAAGACGCTTGGAACTGGTCTGTGCTTCGTACAACAAAGACAATCACCACTGTTAGCGGTACACAGAACTACGAAATACCTACCACTAACCCAAGAGCAAGGTTGTTAGTGGTTTATATTCCATCGCTAAAGAGAGATCTTCAGCAAGCTACACAGAATCAAATGCATGAATGGAATAATCTTCAAGGTTCAGTGAATGGAGATCCTTTTTATTTTTCTATTGGTAACAGCACATCATCTACTGGTGTTATTACTCTTGATCTATGGCCTATCCCATCGTCAGTGCTAACGGTAAAGGCAGACTGTGTTATACCACAGGCTGATTTGTCCGCTGGTACTGATGTTGTTTATGTCCCTTCAGAGTTAGTTATCCAAGGTGCTTATCTTCGTGCTATCAATGAACGTGGTGAAGATGGTGGACGTTTAAGCGAACAACAAGCTGATCTATACCGTAAAGCAGTGGCTTCTTACATCTCTATTGAAGCAGAGCGTTACGGTGATGAAACAACCTGGGAGTGGTCATAATGGCTGCTGAGTTGAGGTCAGTAAGTATTGTTGCTCCAGGCTTTGCTGGTCTCAATACTCAAGACTCTTCTGTAGCTTTACCTAAAGAGTTTGCACTTCGTGCTGAGAATGCTGTTATTGACCAGTATGGTCGTATTGCAGCTAGAAAAGGTTGGGATAACGTTAACACTACCTTAGGTTTTAACGGTGAAGAACCATCATTGATCTTTGAGATTGTTAAGTCTGATGGTACTACAGTTATCGGCTCTATCGGTGATAAGAAGATCTTCACTGGTACGACAACACTTACTCAGGTTTACTCTGATGCTACCTGGACAGCACAGAACTGGAAAGCAGTAAACTTTAATAGTCATACTTACTTCTTTCAACGTGATCATGATCCATTGTTGTATGATCATGCTGGTAACACATGGCAGAAGATGTCAGCACATGCTTCCTATTCAGGTACTGTGCCATTAGCTAATGAGGTGTTAGCAGCTTACGGTC